TATCTAAACTCTCATTTGGTATCTCTCTATCATATACATTCATAGGATAGTACTCCGGCTCTCCATAGTTATGGATGAATGTTTGCCGAGCGAACTTATCCATATCACAGGCGAATACTTCATGATAATCTATCCCTAATCTCATTAGGGCCTGGTTGAATGCTCCTACTCCTGAGAAGTCACTCCCTACTTTTATTTTATTTTTCATATTTTCTCAATTATAAAATGTCCTAATCTATGAGTGCCTAATCTATAGAGCTCTCTGGCTTTCCAGTTGGCAAGGGCTTCTGTTGGGAAGTCGTAACTTTCTCTGAGGCTTCCGCCTGCGTAGTACAGTAATCTAAACATTGGTATTTAATTTTTAATATTTCTAAATATAATTCTACATTAAAGGAGCCACCCCTGTCATGGGGTAGGCTCTGCTTCCGCCACCATCTGGCCATCTCATATAAATTCATAATCCGCAGGTCCAGTGTTCATCCCACTCATGCACTCTTGAGCCATTGTCATAGCGGATACGTTCATCATAAATTAGCTCCTGGAGCCAATAGTAAAGGCCTTCCATCTGTACATCATTCAAGGTATATTCATCACCTTCAGAGGTTACTGCTTCTATATCATAGACCTTGAAGCTCTGGTCTCTATACATTCTGAATTTAAATTCTCCAGAATAATCAAAGATCTCGAATTCAGCTTGAAATTCATTTCTTATACTGTCATCTGTTATATTGATCCACATACTGCAAAAATTAAAGAGTAATACATTACGGCTGTCATGCCGACTAACACAATAAAGCTAAGCAAGCTGTTTACATAGGGGTCTTTCATAATCATTTGTTTTTGGGTTAATACTCTACAAAGGTAATTAAAGTTTCATATATGCAAAACTTTATTGACAAATTTTTGCATTTTTTAACAAATTAATTTTGAAACCCTTGTAAAATAAAGGAATTAGCTAGAAAATATTTTTCTTTTTTCTATAGATATACTCCTGATATTTGCCAAAAACCAATTGACTTAGCTTATTGTAGCTGTTGCAATCCTTACATTTTACCCAATGATGGACGGTGCCTGCTCTGGTTACTACCTTCTTATTGTATTGGTAATTAGTGCCTCCACATTCTACACATTCATACTTATCACCTCCATGCTGTACGGCATAATTGTGCTGAGGCAATGTATAGGCCTGTATCTTATTATACACCTTCTCTAATACCTCCACATCCATCTTGCAATAGGCCACCATCTTATCTAGGGCCTGCTGATCTTTGCGGAAAACTATATCTTTCCACAGGTCAAGCCCTCCAGTTTCCATCTTAGCCCCTACGTTTAAAAACTTAGCAATATAATCTAGCTTATTTGAATTGAAATTAAAGTACTTTCTGGCCAGTTTAAGAGTATCAATGGTCTTAGGATGAGGCATAACATCAATGCCATGAATTAAGGCTCTTGTGCGTATCCATTTAAGGTCGAATCTATCCCCATTGTGCGCCACAATCTCATCAGCTTGAGCCAATAATTTGGTAAATTCTTTGAGCATGGCCTTATCGCTCTGACTCTTTGACCAGGTTAGGCTATGGATCTCCTCCTCACCTTCCCACTTATAACAAATGCAAATGATGGCCCTCTCATGGATTATATCCTGAGGGTTTATATTGATATTGTACCCTGTTCTCCAGAATACCCCAACATTGAATGATGTCTCAATGTCGTAAAACAATCTTTTTCTTATCATATTTTTCTCCAAAGGGCCAGCCTATCTAGTAGGCCTCCCTGCAATAGGTACGGTATTATTAAACCTATAATTAAACCAACAACAAAAGGCCACCATCTGGTGCGGTACTTTACCTCCTTAGTTGCCTTAGCTATTTTTGCCTGCTCTCTTATTACCTTGACCTCTGTATCTCCTTTGATTTTTAATGTTTTCACCCTCTCACGGTACTCTATCCTGGTCTGCCATTTTGTTTTAGGTATCTCAACAGTTTTGAAATTTATTACCGTATCGCGATATGCGATAATTTTCTCCCATATAATGGTATCATTAACAATAACAGGGAAGCTGTCCACCTTCAGCACCTGGATAGTATCACTACTTTGCTCAATTTTAAGCCCATTGGCTAGGGCTCTCTTGTAATGATACTGAGCTCTCTTAGGAGCTGAGCAGGATATTAATAATATTAAAGGTATCAGGTATCTCATATCTCAAGCAATGTATAACTGAAGCAATTGCCGTGAATCTTAGCGGCCTTCTTGCATATAAACATAAACGTTTCGAAATCTTTTACTCTCTTGAACACCTGGCACCCTTCGCTCCAGTTCTCTACCCATGTGCTATCTGTTCCTGCTTTGTGGATGTTTATACCAAATATACCCTTGTCGGTTTTCACCTCATCAAAGGTCAAATCCTTGTTGCCATCTCTCCATACAGTAACCTCTCCGAGCCTCTGGCATAGTGCATCATACTTACCTTGATGTTTATCAATGGCCCATGCTGATCTGTACTGCCCAGGTACTAATCTAGCTACTCCTTTAGAATTGTGATATTGTTGCACTCCCTTTTTCCCTGGATCGGTAGTTGCATTCCAACAAAAAAACTGCCAATTCCCTAGATTATCCTTGTAGCTGATGGTAATATAATCATCAAAAACATTGGTAACCTTATCAGCAATGGATGGTGCATTATTACGTATACCTACTATATTGACATCATACCCCTTATTAGCAGCATCATCAAACCACTTATACCCTTTCTCAATTACGATTGATCTTATCTGTTCTCTTGTATACATTATTCAGGATTTTGATTTTTAATATCATCAATACTTCTCTTTATCTCTTTGGCCCTGGAAAATAGATTCTTCATGGCTTGCCACAGATCTAATCCTTTCACTGCCTTGTAATTTTCATTTATACTCATTACTTCAATACTGATTAATATCAATGATACCATCTTAGTTAGCATCAAATCTACAGAAAAAAATTGTTTAATAATATCATTCATGATAAAATGATCTATCATATAGAATGTAATTAATGTGATCTGATATAATAACATCTTAGAAGCTAGTGCTGAGGCACCTCTGGATGTTACTGGTATATTATATTTTTTTGCTTTCCAGATTCCAGTGAATGTATCTAGGAAAATAACAAATCCAATTAACATTGATAGTTGCCATATAGGCATAAAAAATGCTAGGATAGATCCTGCTAATACAGGCATCTTAGCTTGTAAGCTATTGATCAGAATTGTTAGTTGTGTTTTCATGGTATGTAACTGCTAGTTGGTAGGTAACGAATGTAAATATTGCATATCCTCCTATCATAATGTAGTATTCATCCTGTAACATCATGTTGATAGAGCATGAATAGATGCATATGTGGTAGAAGATACCTAAAAAATTAATTAAGCTGATCATATATTGGCATGGTATTATCTATTAGTAATATTCCCTTATCTGTATGTACGTGAATCTGCGTATCACTTACCACTTCAATAGGGCCAGTGATGATATATTCAATGCCGTTATATGTGAATTGATTAAGCATACTGCAATACTCTATAAAAATCAACGTATCCTGTCTCTCCACTTGTAGCTGATTGTACCGTGAACAATAGATATTGATCTACTGTTCTATTTAAGTTGTATGCATTTAATGATACACCTGTAAATTCACTAGATCCTGAATTCATCCAGGCAAAACCATTATTCCTACAAGTAATTGTTTTCTCGCATTTGATTGCATATTGGGTGCCTCCTCCATTCAATGTACTGATTCCTGAAATCAATGTAGCACCGGATATATTATTGGTAGTATTAATGTACAATCTGGTATGAATCTGCCCTGTGTTACCTGTTACTCGTATCATTCTCCATTGTATATCTAATAAGGTATCAGATGTCAATGTATTAGCAGGAATCAATAATGATTTAGATACTGTTACTGCTGTTGATACACTTAATGATCCTGTGGATGCAGAATGGCCTAAGGATTTAGGATT